TATGCGTTAGGCGAAGATATAGCACTAAGCGCGATTGGTAAGGCTCGTATCAGCAAAGCACCTACGCTACGCCAACTACAACGCGCTACAAATATCAACTGGGATACATGGAAGCCCGGTAATAAGCCAGCATCATTATTATTACGCAAACCACGCGGTCTAAGCACTTTGCTAGATCGGCGTGGTATAACAATTCAAGGTATAAATAGAACAACGCTAGATCGCGTGGGTACTTTATTGGCACGCGCTTTGGAACGCGGTTGGACTCCCAACGAAATCAAAGATCAAATAGCAGATGCCATTGATGATGATACAGATCGTGCGCTGACTATTGCGCAAACAGAAATGAGTCGTGCCGTTACAACCGCATCACGCGAACTTTATGAAGAATCTGGCGTTGAACTGGTAGAATGGTTAGTAGCAGACCCTTGCGATTTATGTGAGGAAAATGCCGATGTTTCACCTATCCGTATTGGTGAAACTTTCCCAAGCGGAGATACGGAACCCCCAGCACATCCCAACTGCGTGTGTGATTTAGCACCTTATGTGACAGATACACGCGATATTGGTGAAGATGCGTTAGATATTATCTTGGGAGAGGACTTTGACTGATGGCTGACGGCTTTACACCGCCTCAAAAAGTACGAGATAACGCACGCCGAGGATTAGAATTGCGCCGAGAATTTGGTCGTGGCGGAACAGAAGTAGGCGTTGCACGAGCAAGAGATTTATCAAATGGTAAATCGCTTCCTTTGGAAACCATTAGCCGTATGGTAAGTTATTTTGCTAGACATGAAGTTGATAAAAAAGGAGAAAACTGGGGTAACGCCAAAAATCCATCCAAAGGCTATATAGCGTGGTTACTTTGGGGCGGAGATGCAGGCAAAGCGTGGGCTAACAGTATTGCTGAGAGAGAAAAGAAAAAGGATAAATCAATGGCAGTAGATACTACAAATGCGTATGCGCAGATCATCAAACAAGAAAAACTTGATGATGGAACTTTGCTTGTGTACGGAAAGGCAACTGACGATAGCGTAGATATTGATCAGCAAATTTGTGATGCTTCTTGGTTGGAAAAGGCTATGCCAGAATGGTTCAAAACTGGCGGAAATATTAGAGAACAACATAGTAATGTTGCGGCTGGCGTTGCTAAGGAATTAGATAGCAAACCAGATGGGCATTACATTTCAGCATTAGTTGTCGATCCAGTATCGGTGAAGAAAGTAGAAACTGGCGTGCTAAAGGGATTTAGCATCGGTATTCGCGCACCTCGAATCGTACGCGATAATAAGGCGGCAAATGGTCGCATTATTGATGGGCAAATTGTAGAAGTTTCATTAGTAGATCGCCCAGCAAACCCTAACGCAAAACTAATGCTTGCTAAGTGTGATAACGAGCAAGATTTAGTCAAAGTTGAAGAACTCATCGAAACAATTGACGATGCAGAAACCGTAAAAGGAGAACACATGGAAATGGAAGAAGATAAAGCGGTTTCCGAGAAGCCGTCTAAAGAGGAATTGCTAGAGCGTTATGCCGCCGCAAAAAAGGCATACGATGAAATTACGCGCATGTGCAAAGAAGCAGGCGTGGAGATCGAAATTGATTCTGATGATGAGGAAGAATCCGAGGAAAAGCGTTCTTATGGCGAATCTGCTGAGGAAGAATCCGAGGAAGGTTCTAAGCCAACTGCCGCTCAGGAAGAAGTTGAAGAAGCCGAGGGTAAGTCTGCTGATACGCAGAAGTGCCTAGAGTGCGGTTGCCATCAACCCGGCAATTCACACGGTGGCGGAGAAACTGTATTGCCAGATGGCACCAGTGCCAATATGTCTGCCGCAACGATGGTTTCCCCAACTGATACACCAAAGAGCACAATTGTTCCGCCTTCAACAATTGAAGAGATCGGAACTGTTATCGAAGATGAAGATTCCTCAGAAGATGAGGATATGTCTGAAAAGACAATTACTGCGATTATTGAAAAAGCCGTAAAGAGTGCTAAAGAAGCGGTAACTACCGAGATCAATTCGTATAAAGAGACAATTGATAAGTTACAGTCGGATTTGGCAACGGCGCAAAGCAAAGCAGTAGCAGGCGGTCCAAAGCGTTCAGTAGTCAAGACAGACATTACCGAGATCGGTACATGGCTATCTAAGGCGGCTGAGTATCGCGCTAAAGCCGCTTCAACCAGCGATGCCGATTTGGCTAAGGGTTATCGCGAGTTGGCAGATGATGCCGAACTCAAAGCAAAAGCAATTCAAGCCAAGTAAACCAATAAACTCTTTACGAAAGGAAAAAAATGGCTCTCACAGCCCCAAAGGCTGCTGATTTGTTCGCTGATGCCGCATCTGCTAAAGATGCCGCAATCAAGATGGACGAATTCAAGTCTGCGGTTGTAGATAGCATGAGCAATTCTGTTACCGATCCATCTGCCATCATGGCAATCAAGTCGGGACAGGCTACTTTTGCTCAGGCATCTGGAAACCCAGTAGCAAGCCTCGAAGCACTTGTTGCTAACAAGTCGCTTTCACCAGACGCAGTAGGCGCACTCAACAATGCACTTGCATCTCAGCGCCTCGCTATGCAGGATGTTCAGAAAGACATCACACTCACAAGCCCATTGAGCACATCATTTGCGGCTTTCGATCTCGAAGCACCTTCCAAGTTGCTTACCCCACGCCCAACGCCACTCCGTAACAAGATTGCGCGTAAGAAGGGTGTCGGTACTTCGCACCGTGTCAAGCGTATCCTTGGATACACCGGTACCGGAACTGGCGGAGTTGGCAACACATGGCCGGGCATCACCGAATCCACAACCACCACTTTTGGTTCAATCAACTACGAGCGTGGTCCAAAGATTTCGTATGCTGCTGACGATCTCGTTTTGCCTTACAACTCTTACTCGCTATCGGATTCTGTATCGTTTGATGCAAACTTCTCGGGTATGGGTTATCAGGATCTTCGCCAACTTTCAAGCACCAGCACTCTCTACGCAACAATGTTGATGGAAGAGCGCATGATGCTTATGGCACGCGGAACTGCATCAGGATATTCTGGCGCACTTTCTGCTCCAACTTTCACAAAGGCTTCACCAGCCGCTTCTACTGGACAAGTTGCTCTTACTGCAACCACTTACTACATCACCGTTACTGCTGATGCTGGTATTTCTGGTTCTGGTTTCGGTGAGTCAATTGCTGCCGCAGAAGTTTCCGAAGTTGTTGCATCTGGCGATGTTCTTACTGTAACTGTCTCAACCGCAGTTGCTGGCGCACTTGGATATAACATCTATGTTGGCACCACTACTGGTCTTGCTAACTTGAAGTATCAGGGTACGCTTCGCGGAACTGGCACATTCACAATCGGTGGCGCAGGAACTACTGTTACTGCTACTCAGGTTGTTTATAGCACTACTGGTGCTGCCGCTTCACGCGCAACCGCAGATACTTCTGCTTACGCAACTGGTTATGACGGCATTCTCCCAACCGTACTTGGTTCAAACTCTGGCTTCAATAACGCAATCAATAGCGCGTTTAGCACTGCTAACCCAGGCGTTGAGTTCCAAGATGTATTTGCATCTCTGTACGATGCGGTCAAGGCTGATCCAGATGAGATTCTTCTCAATGGCGCAGATCGTAAGCAACTCTCTGATGCAATCAAGAACGGTTCAACCGCTAACTACCGTATCAATCTCACTCAGACCGATGTGGGCGATTATGTAGGTGGCGCAACAATTGGCGCGCTTTACAACGAAATCACGGGCAAGATGGTGCCACTCACCGTTCACCCATGGCTTCCACAAGGCGTGGCTCCAGTTCTTTCCTACACGCTTCCAATTCCAGATACCGAGGTATCGGATGTTTGGGCTAACTTCATGGTTCAGGATTACATGGGCATTCAATGGCCTGTAACCCAGTTCGCATACGAGTTCAGCACCTACTTCCGTGGCACCTTCTTCTGCACCGCCCCAGCATGGAACGGCGCAGTTTCGGGTATCCGCAAGGCGTAGTAACTAAGATGGGGAGTGCGGTGTAAAAGCCGCACTCTCTATCATGGGAGGAAAAATGGCACGATTGATAGCACCGCAAGGCGTTCAGGGTATTGATGTACGCACGCCACGAGGCGTGAAGAAATATGATCGGGATAAGCAGGGCATTATCAATGTGGACAACCCTGCGCATATTAGACAAATGAAAAGCGAAGGCATGTTTGAAGCATCTTTGATGGGTGCTAATACGGATAGGCAACTGGGATTTACTTGTAGTGAATGTGGATTTGGTTCGTGGTTTAGAAAATGCTCGCGGTGTGGGCATGAAAATGAATCACCAGTGCAAAGAGATGGTGGATTATGACAGTTGGCACAACGCCAGATACTTTCCATGAAACGCCGTATCTAACACTTGCTGAATATAAAAACGCACCGACCAGCATTGACTATAACAATCTTGTGATCGGCGGTAACGCTAATGCGCAAGATGCTGAATTGGAAAAAGTAATCTTGCGTGCTTCGTCATATATGGACGAATATTTCAATGCCAACCTCAACGCTACAAAATACACAGAAACACAACGCACGCGATTTACGCCAGATGGATTTATAGCGTTACACCCTAATAACACACCAATTGTTGCTCTTGAAACTTTCAATTACGGAACTAATCCAAACAATCTCATTACTCTTAGCGATCCCAGTTTGGCATGGTTTGAAGAACAACAAATGATCATTCCTCTTAGCAATATTGCCACTTCCTATTCTTCTGCTGGTCCGTTGGCGTTTGGCGGATACGGACTACCGCGCCAACAGGTATATTGCAAATACACTTATGTCGCTGGGTATGTAAATAACCCGATCTCTAGCGGAACTGCTGGTGTTAGTAGCATAACGGTTGGGCGCGCCGATGGAATTTTGCCTAATCAAAAACTGCGTATCTATGACGGCGCATCATCC